ACACCACATACGATAGCTAAACCATCAATGAGTGTAATCATTGTATCGCCACGATGTTCATAAGCGTATTTTGCCTTAGCTTGTAACTCTTTATTGTTCAAGTCCTTGGCTGCTTGTTTGAATAGTTTTCTATCTTCAATGAATTGTTTGATTGCTTTAATCATTTCAATACTTCGCCACCTTTCCTTTTTAACTTACCATGCGACCTAACACATAAGCCATAATTACATTTACTTGCACCGCCACAGGTGATATAGGTTTGACATAAACCGTCATACTCTATTATCTTTGCGGTACATATGCCATTCTTGTTGTTCAAGCATTTACTTTTACAACACAAAACATCCGTCATAATCTCCCCTTTATGATAGATTTATACAAAAATTGGAGTATATCGCCGTGGATATACCCCATTATGTGATAGATTTATTCTGTTTTCCTGTATTAATCACTCAAAACTAGGTGCGTTGTTGATGACATGACAATTTATGCTTTTTGAGGTTCAACTATGAATAAGGAAAAACAAAGTTGGAAAATAGAAACACACCTAGTTTTCAATAATCACTTACACACTCAATACCAACAACTAACATTTTGATGGATCGTAATCGTGTTAGGTTAAGTAACAACAAGAATATGAATAAGTTTCTTTTGGAGGCTGCTAGTTGTCAGTATTCAATGTGTATAACCAATTAGGGCAGGTTCATATCTTTAAGGTTAATAATGTATAAGCTATATATTGTGAGGATATTCGACCCACCCTTATCAGTTAGCAGTAAATTTACATATAAAATTTTTGTCTTAACACATACTTCAAATTGAAATTAGAAAAAAGTATAGTGTTTCACTCACCAAATCAAATATGGTTGCGCTGCTACTCTGCGACCGTTAGCGCTATACGTTCCATTTCGCCCATATACAACAAAGGCACGCTCTTTTATGGGCGTGCTTGTTGTTGTGTTTTGATTTGTCCTAAGGAAAGAGTGAGTAGTAGTCGCTTAGTGGCAATTTCTACATATACATTATACCTAATAGCAAACTATAGGTGTACGGACAATAACGGACATTTGCGGACATTATAGGACAAGTTTTTGTCCAAATTCCAATAATGCTTTTTGCTTGTATCTCTTCGCTTGTTTCGTAGAGTAACACCCAATCATTTTATAAGCATCTTCTGTTGAATTGTTGAGTACAAATTCATAACGTAGGATAATTGCACCCAGCTTTTCGTCTAGTGCATCAATTCTATTGATCGCATCGCATTTTAGTTTAGATAACTCATCAATTCGTTTATCACGTTCTGCGACTGTGTCCATAAATCTTGATACACTAACCTCTAACCCTTGCGGAGTTCCACCGCCTGTTACTCTATCCTTACTATAATCAATAGCACCTATAGATGTAAGGTTTGCTCGTAGTTGATTGATTTCTTCTTTGATAGATGCAATCTGTACATCTATTAACTTAACAGGTTGCAGGTACTCAACCGCCTTTTCTATTAGTTGTTTTTCGTCATATTCTCCCAATCACTCCACCTCACTCTTTAAATGCTAGTTCCGCACATCCCCAAACAACAGGTCTATCAGATATTACATTGCTCCAAGATGTCTTCCCATCACGCCATGTATACACTTTTCCATCTTTATATTCGGCAAAATATCTACACTTCCATACTTCATTAATACCATCTCTTACAAATACAGGTGTATCAACTTCTACTTTTGACCAATCAACAATACCTAATCTTTCTGCAATATCGATATATCCAACTTCTTCATTAAGACCAAGTACGCTTGCAGGTACACAAACCGTAGTATCAACATAACCATCTTTCTCTATAAAAAACTTCGCTTTGCCATAATGTACATCTATATCTCTATACCCAGCATCATACATCTTTTGAAGTAACCACTCTCTACCTTGTTTATCTGTGATCATACTGAACCCACGCTCCTCTATCCTCGTTCCATCTAAATTCAACTACATCATACAAATCAAAATCATCAATATTTTCACTTACCTTACCGATATAGAACACATCTTCTTCACTCTCAACTGCAAGCTGGCACAAGAAATCAAATGCATCTTGATAGCTTTGAGGTGCGATGTAAAAATCTGAGTGTTCAACGTAACCGCTATAACTTCCCATTAAAGCACCCCTGCTAGCAATAAAAAAGAAATTACGAAATTAGCTCCACAAGCTAATGGTGTTATGTTTTTATCATCAGTTATAGCACACATAACAAGATTATTTATCGCAAGTGCTAGGACAACTAATTTCCAACACAATAATTCATCCATTTATCCACCTTATAACCCTATCTTTATACACTTAATTCCTTTTTCAACTATATAGTCCATGAGTTTTAAAAGTTTCAAATACTCTTTATCTGTAAGTTTTCCTACACAGTAAACATCATATACTTTTTTACTTATCTCATTTAAACTTTTAAGACTATAGGCGGATAGTATATAATCCCTCGTCTTTTTGTAAAAAGCACTCATACTCACCTCTTATGATAGGGCGGATGTTTCACCGCCCATATCCTTTACTTAATCAAAACATAAAGTAACGCACATACTATGAAAACTAAAGGCACTATCGCCACACCTACGGCAAAATACGTAAGTAGTTTTAAATCTTTTTCTTTTCGTTGCCGTTCTGCCTCTAGCATCCACAGGATATAGCCTTTTCGTTGTGGCACATTAATTCTTCTAGGACTGCACATTATTTATTCGCTTTCAACTCTTCAACTTCCGCTACCAACTTAGTAACCAACGTTTCAAGTTCTTTGATTTTACCTTTGTGGTTCAACTCATATTCAGAACCTTTACCTAATCTGAAGTTCACACTAGCATTTACCATTTTTTCAGAACCTAATGTACCACCTACACTAAACATTACGTGTTCGTTTGGTGCGTAAAAACCACCAAGTGCTACTGCGCTATGTCCTTTGTAGTGTCCGTAACCAACTGCGAATGTCAATTTATCATCTTTGTTGTAGCCTAAGTAGTGCAATGCGGATAACGCTGCATTCGCTGCACCAGCTTTACCGATTTCACGTTCTACATTTCGTGTCATACCACGTTCTAGGCTTTCGATGCGGTTTTCATGGTTTTCTAACACGTTCGCATGGTCTACTAAAGTTTGTTCATGAGATTGTAATTGTTGTTCATGGTTATTAATGATCGTTGCATGATTGTTGATTACTGTTTCATGACGATTGATTGCATCTGTATTATCTTGAATAGCTTTAGAATTTGCCCCTACACGCTCGTTTGTTGCGTTGATAGAGTTAGTAATCGTTGTGTAATTGTTATCCACCTTAGCGGTTAAATTCTTGATGTTATTTACATTGCGGTCTACACGAATATTCAAGCACTTAATATCTTTATCATGTTTCGCAAGTTTTGCACCCATAGATGCGATTTCATCGTAGGCAGCGTACAACTGACTGCCGTTGACTGCATCTGTAGATGCTGCATCAACTTGTCCTGCTGCTACATTAGTAATTTGGCGGTTGTAATATTTAACACCACCAAAACCAGCTCTATCTTTAGAACCAACACTCACTACAGATTGAGGGTTTTCACCAGCGAAAACGTGAGTAACCCCATTTAATACCACTTGTTGTGTAGGTACTGGGTTATCTGTTACGGAATTAGTACCCAACGCTACACTATTACTTTTGTCAGCGATTGTGTTATTACCGATAGCGTATGCATCCCATGCAGTCGCTTTACCATGAGTGCCTACTACTGTTGCCCCCTGTCCAGCAGTTTCGGAGTTAGCACCGATTACCACTTGTTCTTGGTCGCTATTTGTTTTGTTGTTGTAGCCGATAATTGTTGTTTGGTTCGCACTTACTGTGCCGTTATTACTACCGATAACTGTTGTATCATTACCGCTAACTTTGTTATCTCGACCTAAAACGATTGTACTTGTGCCAGTAACTACTGTATTCACACCTAACGCTGCGGAGTTGTAACCGCTAACTACTGGTGCAGTAGTATTCGGTTCTACTTGACCTACTACTAAACCATTTGCAAATGTGCTACCTGTGATTGTTGCCATAACCATTGTTGCTAATACTAATTTGTTGTTCATGTTAAATTCTCCTTTTATGTTAATTAATTTATTAAACTTATTTGCCTGTGCTGCCATATCCGCCAGCACCTCTTTCTGTTCGGCTCAAGTCATCGACTTCTAATACATCGACCATTGCTACTGGTACGATGATTAATTGTGCGATGCGATCACCTCTAAATATCATGTAATCGCTACAAGATACATTTTCATATGCAATACTCAATTCACCTCTATAGTCAGCATCAATAATACCTACGCTATTTGCACATCTTAGAGGTGTTTTACTCATACTACTTCGTGGCACTAATAACCCCATGTGTCCTTTCGGTATCTCTACCGCCACCCCTAACGGAATTTTCTTTTGACTATCAGCAGGCACTTTGATATGAAACGGACAATACAAATCTAACCCAGCTGCATCTTCACTACCTCTTGTTGGTAGTTGTGCATATTCACTAACCAACTTTACTTTCATTTTTTCTTTCAAAATTCCACTCCTAACATCATCAATGCACGTTTGACTGTTTTATAATCAGCACCAACTTGATAACTCATTGCCCTTAATGACATTCCAGCTTGATGCATTTTTAATAATGAATTTCCATCTAAATCACTTGCACGTGTATATGTTTTCTGTGGTTTTGTTCCTTTCAAACCTAAACAACATAACGCTCTACCAGCACTTATATCTCCATATACACACGCTGCTAGTGCTAACCAATTAAGGTTATTGTCAGGCACAAACTCACTCATATTAACTGCCATTCTCGTTACTCCATTCACTTTCTTTATAGATACGGAAGAAATCATCCGCTTTCATTACTACTAACCATGGCTTGTTACTTTTTTTCCAAGCTACTATTGGCATATCGCCATTATCTGCAGCTATTGCATCGTGTTCGGCTTGCTCGTATGCTTTACGTACATTCAAGTTTTCAACAAATTTGACTTCTTGATGTACGTTAGGCAGTCCAACACAATCGCTGGCATCACCTGTATTTCCACAATATTGTTGCGTTCTTCTCACATCAAACCCATGTTCCTTGCATAGATTGGCAA